TAGGTTTACCACTTCGATGTAAATATAAATTATCTTTTATCTTTCCCCATCCTTCTCTAATTTTTTTATCAAATTCAATTACTTCTTCCCATTCCTTCTTGTCTTCTTTAATATATCTCCACTCTTCGTTAGAATGAAAAGGACAAAAGGTACACGCCGAACGAGGTGGTCTAGGGTAATTATTTTTTTCCATCCAGTTTAAACAATCTTTTCTACTCATTTTTAAATCCACTAATGGATAAGTATAAGTTAAATATTTTTTAGGGGCTATTCTCATTCTAGAAATTTCATCAGATGATATACCAAATAATTGAGTTACATGAGAATCTTTAGGCACATGTTTTTTATATCCTACACCTAACAATCTTCTAATCTCTTTAATCAATGGAGCTATTTTATAATCTTTGGTACACTGGCGCATCATCATTCCTTTCTTACCGGTCTCTTTATTTCTAGTAAAAAACGGAGACATCGCCACTCTAGTATTATTATTAATGGCATCAATAGTATCTTGTTTTAAATTTCCTTTAGAGACTCTATAAATAGGATAAGATAATTTTTTTTCTAACCAATCTAAATGAGAGTACACACGTCTAGGTTCTGCCATAGTGTCAGAAAATATTGCGGCGTTCACCATTGGTACTTCACCTTTCTCAATCATCAAAGCTAATGTTGTACTTTGAACTCCGGCTCCAAGAGCCAGTATTCTTAATTTAGAATCCATTTCTTTCATCATCCTTTATAAAAACATTATGCCTAACATTAGTAGGCTAAATACTACATATATTATCCCCCATTTTATAAATAGTAGGAACTGCTTGTAGGCTGTCTTGGACTGCTTGTAGCAATCTTCTTTTATTTCTTTATCCGTTAACATTTTTTTGTAAAAATTCCGGGTAAAATAATTTATAATACCATTCAAACTTATCCAGAAAATACGCAGACTCTTCTTTTGTAAGCAAAGAAGGCCATCTGGGTTTGATGTCTTCTAATTTTTTTCTTACTTTGTGGGATATTGGTTGCTGGTATATAGCATCGTGTTCATAATACGCCGCATCTGGTAGATTGTTTAAATCATGTTCAAAGTTTTTTTCTTCTATAAATTTATATATATCCTCTAAATGCTCTTTAGGGTGCGCAGTAAAGTCTTCTTGCCTAATGAACATAAAATTTCTAAGATTTTTTCTAGCTGTTTCCATAATATGAGATATTCTAAGAAGCCACGGCCCTAATTTATCAGGTGCAGCAGGGTCGACCATCTTTTTTACCCTTTCTTCAAAAACTTGTTGGTATGTTTCTTTTAACATAGGGCGTCTCCAAGTCTGTACTTCATAGGAACAAAATATATCTCTTAAATCTCGTACTAGAACTATATATCTTGATGTATTATCAAATGCAAAGGTATGAGGAAAAAAGGTGGCCCACATTTTTGATTTTGAAATTACAATAGGTTTATCTGTTAAAGTTTCAAACCATGATTTTATTCCACCATATAAAAAATTTAAATACGCTTTGTTTGATAACTCCATGTCCATAGCAAGTATTTCACGTTGCGACCCTAATTTTGTATGGCAAGCATCAATAAAATATGGAAGAGGGCAGGTATTTGATGTAAATATTTTAGGATTTTGCCCCAACAATCGCATCAAAACTGTAGAACAAGTTCGGGGCAATCCTATACAATAATGTATCTTTTCCATTTGTTAATCACCTTGTGTATCCTTAAACGCTTTTATAACATCGGATGAGAATAACTTTTGTATATTTAGTAAATACATTTTTGAAGCATAGTTGTCTCCTCCGCTCACAGTCTTAACATAATCCAGAGAATCAATAATTTTACGTAGAGTATCTGTTCTAAAAACAATAGTTGCGTATATATCATCTCCAATGCATAGATTGTGGAACCAGTAATCAGATTCTGTAGCTTTGATGCCCGAGGGCTTTCCGTAACTTTCATACTCGATACATAGATTGCCTGACTTTTGCCATATATCTTTCTCCGATTTAATTTCAATTTTACCATCTAATAGCATCTCTGCTATTTTTTCTTCTCGTATCTTGCCGTATTTTAAATCTAAGTCAAATTTCTTCCTGTCATGTATTTGTGGTTCTAATTTTTTTAGCTTGCTCATGTGCTTTTTGCCTTTTTAAATTTGTAAAATAACCATTGTCGAATCCTCGTTGCCATTCTTTTCCCTTATCTGAATCTAGTGGGAAAGGATTGGAAACATGGTGAGTACGTTCACCAATAGTTTCTGACTTATAAAAATCTTTCCTACCACGGTAAAAGAATTTAATATGCTTCTTTATCATTTTATGCTCCTATATCAACGATTTCACATGAATCTCCACTGCAAGCAAAAGTTTGTGAAGACTTGGTAGTATCTTCTTGCTCATAATCGGCTAACTTAGTCCAATCAATCGCAGAAGGCATCTTGTTTTTTATAGCATTGTAATGTTCTATTGTAAAGGGAATATCTTTACCTTTCTCTGTAGTGGCAACCCCCAATTCCCAGGACTGTTCCGCAGATATCATATCCTGATATGGGGCTTGCTGATACACATGGTCATCACTAGGTAGAAACGACACACCTGACATCTCATCAAAGTTTCTGTACACAAAAGCTCCAACTTCTACCCATTCATCTGCCTTAACAGATATGGTTACTGAGGGCTTGTGCTCACACCAGTGTCTCTGATATAGTAACCATGTGTTCAACTGCTCTATGGCGGACATATGATGCCTAGTCATACAGCTATCTGGGGACTTCATTGGAAAGCTAAATACGGTAGTTGTCTCTGGTTTCATAACACAGGGTTCACTAGGTATCCCTTGGTCTTTCATGAACTGTGTTAGAGGGTCTTTATTATCACCACGTACTGTTCTTATATAAAATCTACTGTGCCTAGCATGAATTCCTGATGAACTGTTGCATAATTGTGACACTGTGCCACTTGGTTTGACACAAGTTATAGCAGTACTCGCAGGAATGCCTAATTTTTGGGCATATTTTGCATTAGTCTGTACTGACTCCTCTCTTAATCTATTCAAGATATCTGGCAATCTTTTTTTAGCCTCGGGGCCTTGCCCATTCATTATCATATTATCCATAATTCCTGTTAACGAAACTCCAAGAAGCCTCTCTTCTTCAGTGTTAGTCTTCCAGATTTTACGTAAATAAGGAAAGTTTGTGAGTGTGGATTGGGCTGTACCAAGTATGGTGGCTAACTTTACTTTTCTACAGATATTAGAGAAGTCATCATCCTCTCTTATTACCACTTCAGTGAGGTTACAGAACTGATAGGGGCGTAGGATTATCTCGCTACAAGGATTGCATCCAAAATCCCAATTAGGGTCTCTACGGCCATATTTAGAGACCTGATTCTTTGCTGAAACTCTATTAAAAATGCCTCTTTCTCCTGACCGTGACTCAACAAGTGAACTCCATTCACGTAAAAAGGTGGTGCTATCGGGTTTATCTGTATAAGCCACAGAATTATTGGCTAGAGCCATGTGGGGAGCTGTCTCCCACCACTGCCCTGTCTTAGCATGTCGCATTCTAATGTCAGATAGATTTGATAGAGAAATCATGGCACTTCTACGAACTCCACCAGATACAACTACTTCGCCTATCTTGCACATAAGGCTATGGCAATCGTAACTAGAAAGCTTTTTACCTGCATTTTCTTTGAACAAATTGACTGTGAATGTGAATAGATTATTTAGTGGGCCTGGGCCAGATGCTCTACCACCAAAAGTCTTTAGTCTGGCACCTGCAGGACGCACTTTTGATAAGTCCCATGAAGGAATTACTCCAGCATAGAGTAAGGCTAGTAATTTACGTAATGCCTTAGCCCATCCTTCTTTGCTATCGTGTACGACAATCATATCATCGCTATCGAATATATCATGAGGTATTTCTGGTAGTCTATTTATTCTGTCTCTTTCTACAGAAAAGCCTACGCCAGTACCACAGAGAAGAATGTACATAGCCTCATCAAATGATTTCATATCATCCACAGGTAAGTACGCACAGTTATACCCTGCCGTATTGTCCCTATCTAAGGCGGCGCCTGCAGTCATAAGCGCCCTCATACTAGGCATGACTTCTAATTTATGTATAGCGTCCCATATCTCTTCTGTAGTATCGGTATCCATACCAGTTCTACTGGCAAGAAAATCAACATAGCGAGATACAGTTTCACTCCATGTTTCTCGACGTTGCTCATTGTCCATCCATCTAGCATATCTAGATATAGCAATAAAATTTTGGTAGTCTGTAGGCAAAGCGGTATTCATTTTTGTCTCCCTTAATAAGTTACGCTTACATCTTTAGCACTTATCCCTGAGAATTCGTGCATTAAATCTTCAATAACATCTTCCAGTACATCTGGAAGTTCTTCTGTATCTGGTGTGAACTCATCTATGTCCACATTAGCGATAATTTTTATCTTAACTTTTACCGTTCTTGTCACCATACTTAGCCCTAACAGTCTTTAATAATAGTTCAAGATACCACTGCGCTTTCTGTAAATCCTGTTCCGGTTTACCTTTGTATCGGTATCTCCACAAGTACTTCATTATTGCTCCCTGCAAGTAATACTCAAATCCATCCCCTGTCATTTCCTTCATGGCATCTATGCATTGTATACTGCCCTGATTATAATGAGGGGGTTCATTAACGACGTCTAATTCCTTGGCTATCTCCTGATAAATACCATTAAATGATAATTGTTTCTCCACTGCATTCTCCTAATGTATAGTGTGTAACTGGTTAAAATCACTAGCAAAACTCTTTTGTCCTTGTTCTATTAGTGGCTCTGGATTATTCATAGCATAGTCTGCCATACCACGCAACATCAAAGTGAAAAAAGTCATCTCCTCTTCGCTTGCCTCATCTTCTTTAGGAAAGTGATGTATTATCTCTACATCGTACCCCTGCTCATCTTTATTATTTCTTATAATTATGGCAGAATCTCCATCTGCTAATTTCATCATTTTAAACTTTTGCATGATACAATCTCTATAAAGTGTTCCGCGTCCATAATCGCTAGGGGGCGCTGTCTATTCATCTTTATTATTAAAAGCGGCTCACCTTTATTATTGTGAGATATGGCCTGTTCATAATAGTTGTAAATAGTTTTAGTCCTTTCAGTATTTTTACATTCGATATCGTACGGAAATTTCTTGAAGGCCGCCGTAGATAATTGTACATCAACTCCGTTGACTCCCATAGGAGTAGAACGTACATCTAATGATGTGAGTGCTTTGAATACAGAGAGTAGCTTGTCAGCTACCCAATTCTGCAATCTCCTACCCTTTGCTTTCGACGTCTTTGGTGTCATCTTCTTCCTCAATGCGGATTTCTGTGATATTGTTGATGGGGATGAAAGTGGACGTTTCACTGCTTTTAATGCACGGAAAGGGCTTACTCTTGTTAATTTGGTTGAGGAAGTCTTCCGCTTCGTACCTCTTGAGTTTAAAAGTCTTGACATCACTGTCTCCATATTTAATTTGCAGAGTCACGCCACTCATCAGATATTTTTGTATACCAAACCCACTTTGGGTTTTTTCCTTTACTGGGGAGTTGTCGTCTGAACTCGAGCTTGTCCCAACAGGCTGACTTGTATGGGCAGTATGAACATTCAAACCCCAAGACTCTGTTTCCTGTAGGCTTTGAATAATAAGTTTCTTGAGTGTCGGAGAAACATCGTTTAAAAGGTTCTCCATTAGAAATGGTCCGATGTGTTTTCTTGAGAGCATTAGCTACCTCCTTTGTTTCCTTTTTGTCATCAGGCGCTTCTGCAAAAGCAATCTGTCCTGTAGACTTATTTAATGCTATCCATCCTTTAAACGGCAAATCTGCAGCTAATCCATATCCGTATCCTTGCGACACATATCCGAAAGTATCAGTAGTTTTTATGCTATTAAATGCATTATCTGAATTAAACTTGTTGTCAAATGCATATGGCGATACAGTCTTAATGTCGTAAATTCCATCGGATAATTCAATATCAAATTCACCTTTTATATTTATATCTTTATCTTTTAATTCAACTTTCTTGTGAATATTCTTTACTTCTACACCAGAAGCTTTGATTAAAGTGATTAAGACGGCTTCTAAAACATCTCCCATAATCATACGCATCTTAAAGCTATAGTCAGGGACTTCAGCCTCTGCTCCACTAGCTTGCATCTGCAACTGACAAAGAGGGCGCCCGATATTACTCATTCGTAGTCGGAAATCCTCTTCATCTTTTTTGGAAA